CCGTTCTTCTTCGGTATTGCGTTGCCACACTTTTCGCAAATAAGGGAACTTTGTGAAGGTACTTTGGATTGTACCAAGGATGGAGGCAAGCCGCACTTTACGCAGTAAGGTTTCTTTGGTGTCATCATGGCGTACTACACATTCACTAAGATTGCAAAATTGGTATGGTCGCAAAATGATCTCTGAGCACGGATTTGTTCCGAATTCAAAATTACTATCTCTATGCCCGTATTTTTCAACCGTCTTTTTAGCAGCCTCCCGATTAAAAATGCCTCGTTCACCGGAATGGGAGTTGTAAAGTGATAGCCATTCTTCCATGAACTTTCCGACAGTAGGTGTTTCTGAATACACCGCACTGTTGTTCGCAAGAGCGCGGTGTGGAGCAGTTTCCCACCATGGTCCAGCTTTTGCATGTCTGATCCTTTCATCGTCTAAGTCTGATAATGATATCATGGCTGAGCGACGAACGCCACCCACTACCACTACCTCACCAATTTTACACATTAGATCGTGACATTCTAATGAATGGAGTCTGCGACCTTTTGCATGTTTAAACATTGCTACTGTAAAGTTAAATAAGTCTATTAATGGTTCTGGCCCGGAAGCTCGTCCGCCAAATGTTTTGAGTCGTGCTCCGGCAGGTCTGATTTTGCTGACATCCCATTTTGGGATTTCACCGGCCCATAAGTTTGCGAGTAATAGTCGAAGGGACTTTGCCCATCCTTCTTTTGAATCGTGCACTGCAATGGTGTGCTCTGATTCGAACAAGTTTTCTGGCACCTCGGGCAATAAATTAATGTATTTTGATTCAACTGAGAATCCAACACCAGTACCGCAGAGCAAGATGAACATCGCTTCGTCAAAAGATTTGGGGTCGTCAACAGGGAGGTAGGAACAATTGTAGACACAGGTGTTATCACGATCGGCACTCTTTCCTGCCGTCATCATAGCTCTCATAGACGGCATTAGTTCTAGGTTATGGATTGCATCAAAAATTTCATTCTTTAATCCGGTGTTACTTTGTATTGCTGGTGTACGACTAAAAATATAATCTACAAAACGTTGTACTGTTTCACCCCAGTTTTCACGACGACCTTTGTCATCTTGGAATCTTGCGTAACGGCTGGCGGCGATATATTCTTGATATTGATCCATGGTTTCTTATTGTTATATTGTTGATGAAAAAGGGAGGCCACAGTTTCTATGGACACTCCCTCGTACTTCTTACTGCCTGAAAGGAACTACTTATACTGCAAAATCTGCTGCAGCGGTTGTTGCGCCGCCAAACTTCTCACCATCTTCCAACTTCTGAACGTTATTTAAACCAGCGGCAATACCCTTAGATCCGCTTGTATCGTATGGATACAATGTGATTGAGGCACGACCATAACAGCCGCTATAAAACTCGCTGGTGTCCATAATTGGATTGAGGTCTGCATCTACAATACCAGGACGTTCGTTAGAGCTGGCGTTGATGAAATAATAACCTGCGTATGCTGGGTCATCTTTCTCTACATCGCCATCACGTAAACCACCTTTGAGCATCTTAGGAACCGAACCGCCCCATACTGTTGCATTGGCTGCTTTGGTATCTTCAAATGCTTTCTTAAAGCGGGCAACTGTATCTTTATCTGATTTTGGAATCATGATGGAAACAGAATACTTTAAGGTACCGTTAGGTGTCTCTGCTGGTTGAAATACGTTAGCGTAAGAGAAACGTACTTTGCTAGTAACAAACTTGGTTTTGACTGATTTTGATGCCATAGTCTTTAATTCCTTTTTAACTTTAAGATTGAACTTCAATCGGGGTCAATCTGTCTGCCCGTACATATATTAATGCAAAATCTAAAAACTTTTTTAAGCGTCGTACAAAATACCTAATTCACCCATTGCCTGCTGCATTGCTAGGGCTTTTACAAAGTCTGAGCGTATTGTAAATTCATGCAACATTTCAGGCTCTTCTGACACATAGTCTAAAACATCATCAATTGACGTTCTAAGTTGTATGACATTTTCGCGTTGCCCACTACCTGGTAAACCTTCAAAATCTTTGATAAATTTATCTATCAATACGTCCGGAATTTCAAACTCCGAACCGTAACATTGTACCATCATAGCGACCTCTTATTGTTATTATTTTGCTACCATGACAAGCCCCACATTACCCATGGCATAGCCAAGGAACATAATGCCGGTACCTACTCCACCTTTTATAAATTGATCGATTGCTACTACAAAATATACCACACCCATTGCTGCAATTAGCCATGTACTCATATTGAAAAATCCTCTTTAGCACCTTCTTTGGTTCGCACCAATTTAGGTTGTCCTTCTGGACGTTGTACTAACTCACCTAACCAAGCAGCAACTTGCTTGTTAATTTTCTCCAACGAGGCAAGCGATTTGAGCTTTGGAGGCTCCCAAATAATTTCTGGGGCTAACCCCTTCTCAACCAAAACGGTAGCCGCTAAGGCCTGATCTGAGATCTTACGGTGGGTTACTGAGGTAGAGAGCTTAAACCCTGGTGGAACAATCTCTTGCTCTACGGCGCGGGTTAGTGCATAGTCTTCTACATCGTTCACCCAAGTTCTTAGATTTTGGGCTTTGACGAGGATTTCACTAACTTCTTCTTCGTCAAGGAGCGCGGGCTTTTTGAACTCGAGCTTGGCGAGCTCTGTGTTGAAGTCGCTGCGCGCCCGGCACTGCGCTTTGGCTTTGCAGAACTGACACCATTCGCCTGGGAGGAACTCGCCTGCGCCACTCCACGCTTTCTTGGCTTTGGGCTTGACAAAGTAGTTTGCCCAGTCGACGAGTTTGGTGATCGTTGTGCCATCGGTAGAGATGCTATCAAGGCGAGGCTGGTGGATCGTGTAGCTGATTTCTTTGATGTCCGGGTACTCTTCTTTGAACTTGCTCCAGGCGCCAAGGGCGTAGAGACGGAGTTGCGGGTTGTCTTGCGCGTGGACGGGGATTCCTTTTCCGAATTTAAGGTCAATAACCCGAATGGCGTGTTTAGAAAGTATAACCACATCGGCTGTACCAAAGCCGTCAGGTACCCAATCAGAGAAGTCCACGCGCTGTTCAAATAACGGGGTATCTCCTTCACCGATTTGGCTACGAACATATAGAACGTAATTATCGACGTTAGCCTCGAAGTCGTCATTGTAATAGGATGTTGCTTTAATCTTTTTGTACTCACTTTCGTACTCCTCTGTTTGAATTTGCCCATAATAATAACGTAGTTTAAGTTCTCCAAGGGAATGCGCCATAGTACCTTCTTGACTAAAGTCAAAGGCGCCGGGGGCTTTCTTTTGATCTGGGAGTGTTGCCTCTAATCTAGCGCTAGGTGTGCAGGATAGCCATCGTTTGGATCCTGATGCGGACAATAAGGCGTGTGCGGTCATGTTATTCTTTCAAGTCTGGTTTCTGTACATATAATAATGCAAAAAATAAGGGGTCCGAAGACCCCTTTTTGGTGTTTTTTGAAAAAATAAATACTTATTCTTTTAGGGCGGAAATTAGAGCGGCTATCTCTTTGTTAAAGTCGACCGAAATTTCTGCTTTTAAATCTACTTTAGTTTCGCGGCTTTCCCTGTAATCTTCGGCAAATTGACCACGTAGAGCAATTTCAGCCACTCTGGAGTTAAATGCCCTATTTTCTACATTTGAAAGAAGCATGTTTTCCCAATAAGCCTGGGCGTGAACCGTTGCTAAATCCAATGTTTCTGCAAAAGTTTCGTCTTCTTTTTTAAGGCGAGCTGCAGTAGCTTTGCTGATGTCAATTGCAGCAAACATGGCTTTTTGAGACGCGCCTTGTTTGCCCAGTTCTAAAATGGTTTGTGCCATTTCTGGGGTAAAGTTTTTTTTATTTGCTGGTGCTTTTTTAGCTGCCACACTTCCACCTTTTTAGACTTGCTGCTTTGCGTGTTGGCTTGCCGTTCTCATCCTTCATAGGACCTGGCATACCAGACATGCGGGCGCAAAATGATTTCTTACGAGCGCCACCTTCGGATTGTGGTGCTTTTAAATTACTGCCGTTTTTGGCGTTGTATGCTTTTCGGCCAGCTGCAGTCATGCCAGCGCCTTCGCCGGTGCTTAAATAATGACGACCTTCACCTTTAGTTGTTTTGGCAATTGGTTTGTCGTGCTTAACCGAACCGCCGTCAGCCATCTTAGGCATCTTTTTAAAGTCGTCCATTACTTTTTCTTTGGGGGCTTAGCTGTTTTAGCGGATTGCACAAATGCATCTGCAGTAGGAGCACCTTTGGCACCCGGCTTGCGCATTTTCTCGCCAGAGCCGGCTTTGATGCGTTCTCTCTTTGCTGCGATATTGGCGTACAAGCCAGGTTTAGTTGCCATAATGTTTCCTTAGAATATTACTGAAACGCCTGACATCTTTTTAACTAAGCCTGTCAGTTCTTTAGTTGTTTGACCGCTAATAAAGGTATTGATTTCAATAGCCTTGTCAATAATCTCTTCCATTGTTGGAAAAGCTGGTGCTAATTCAGCGGCTTCTTTAGTTGTTTTGTTGAGTACTTCCCACGCTGCCAAATTGGCTTCGTGTTGCTTGATCATTAGATCTTTAGCGGTATTAAAAATAGAAAAACGTAGTTCAAATGGGTTCATGTAAATCTCCTGTGTGTAAATGTGTGTGTAATGCCAGATTCTATGCAGGTGTCTGGCAACCTGTGGCTTTCTTTACAGCCAAGGTAAGATATAGGAGCGCTTCACAGCGTGTCCTATATATAATAATGCAAATTACTGCTTAAATCCGCCCTACATATTGTCTGGCACAATAATCGTCTTTTTGGGCGCAGAAGGAGGGGTTTTGCTAAGAGCAGCGTGAAGATGGGGCATAACATCTTTAAGGATATGTTTAGCCATAGCATCGGTTCGGATTAATGCTTCTTGCTCTTTTTCGGCACTTGTTCTTTTTGCTGCTGCCTCTACTTCTTTAATAATATCAGGTCTTACACCGGCGTTTTTAAGAAGTTGCTTTAGATTCATCCATCTTCTCCGTAGCTTCTTTAACTGCTTCTATGTTGGTTTTAACGTGATCAACTTGGGGTCGCACTTGGCGTTGCAACATGTCAATGTGTTTTGCCCAGGTTACTGTTGGCACGCCGAGGGGCTGGTTCATCATGTTGATGAGCTCATCCACCTGCTCAACGGTGTATTCCACCGTTACTACAAAAGATCCGATATTCATTTCTTTGCTTTCTTTTTTGGGACTGGAAAATCAAACAATTTTTCTCTGGCTGCTAGTTTTACTGGATCTTTGCAATAATGATCCAATTCAAACTTTTGACAATAAGTATCCATCAAGGCTTCCATGCGCATATTGTGCATAATTTTAAGGCCAAGTAACGCGTTGGCAACTTCATCTTCAGTCATTGGTTTTGGGTGATCGCCATGATGTTTGTACAACAACTCAATATCATCAGAAGTTTGCCATGCCACCATGATGGCAGATTCTAAATCAATGCGGGTATCTGGGTTCATCTTTTATTCATCCTTTTCTTTGCTTTTTTAAGTTCGTCTTCAAAGTCTACACTAAACCAAGAGCCTACTGTTTTAATTGCAGGCAACATTTCTTCATACGCTGCAATATCATCTTCGTGGTAAACGGCTTTACTTTTTAACATCGACTTCATACTGACATACGAATCGGCTAGTACATTTACTACAACCTGATCAGAGAAATCATCATCAATTTCAATTATCATCTGCCGCACTCCTCGATGTATTTTTCGGTTTCTATTTTTACTCGTTTTTCAATCTCGCGATCAATGTACCAGCGCGCCTTGCGCAAGTCTTCGATAGCTTCTTGCTTTAAATCACAACGCCAAATATACTTAAGGGCGTTACCCAGGTTAAAGCTCATGTGCTCTGTAACCTGGATACAATCAATCCCCGAAGGGTGACTAGTGTAATGTTTAGGGTTGTTTACTGGATCCTGCATGCCTCATCTCCTTAAGTTCTTTTTCCATAATCTGTAGCTCTTCAAAGCTGTCACACACCCAGATTCCCAAAATATTTTCATAGCGGCTAGTGTCGAGATCCTCAACACCAGTAAGCGATTCCATAACATAATTTCCCTTGTATCTGTGTTCTACAATAAAGTGACTCATAGCTTTAATTCCTGTTTAATAAACTCAATGCCCTTGGCAAAATGATATCGCCAGTACTTTTCAGTAACGTTGATATCGCTATAAGAAAGCCCGTCTAAAAATGACTCTAAAATAAATTGCTGCTTTGGTGGTAAACTTTCTGCTATTAAACGACGGATATCAGAAATATCTTCCGGTTCCCATGGCAGCCACCCCTCCACCATTTGAGGGTAGCTTTCGTTAACGTCATCCTTTTCAATTGGATCAATGTCTTCATCAGACAAACGTGGAGTTGTTGCGTTGACCTTATGCTTGGATTTTTTTATCATGTCTATATTAATGCAAAATTAAGGGAGTTTAAAAGAGCTTCTTGTAAATTTATTTTTCCCTCTAATACCTTTACTACCTGCTCGTCAATGCTATTAGACAACACTAGATGATGGACAATCACCGGCTTTTCTTGCCCTTGGCGGTAGATCCTAGCATTTGCTTGGATGTAGTTCTCTGAGCTCCATGGTAAATCGAACCAGACCGTTTGTGCTGTTTCTCCAACGTTGCACTGTAAATTAAGCCCGATGCCGCCGCTCTGCGGGTGG